TGGAACGTGCTTCAAGTGTAACTGAGTCTTATGATGATTTTATTAATGACGCACAAGAGTGGGGAACTAGTAATATGTGGAAGGATGGATGGAAACAAAGTCCTACTTCCAACTATGAGATTAAAGAATTAAAAAGAAAACTTTATCGTGCGGTGGCCAATGTTAACATACTGGAAGGAATTCGCTTTTACGTTAGCTTTGCTTGTAGCTTTGCTTTCGGAGAACTTAAACTTATGGAGGGATCAGCAAAAATTATCTCCCTCATTGCCAGAGACGAAAATCAGCATCTCGCAATAACTCAAAACATTTTGAACTATTGGAGAAAAGGTGATGATCCAGAAATGAAAGAGATTGTCAGAGAAGAAGAAGATTGGACATATAAAATGTTTGGTCGTTGTGTTGATGAAGAGAAACGTTGGGCAGAGTATCTGTTTAAAGATGGTAGTATGATTGGTCTGAATGACAAGTTACTACATCAGTATGTTGAATGGATTGCAAACAAGAGAATGAAATCAATTGGTCTAAAACCAATATATGATATACCAGCAAGAAACAATCCATTACCTTGGACTGCACATTGGATAAGTTCAAAAGGATTACAAGTCGCACCACAGGAAACTGAAGTTGAGTCATATATAGTAGGTGGTATTAAACAAGATGTCAAAAAAGATTCATTCGCAGGATTCAAACTCTGATATTGAATGGGATATGGATGCTTTATATGATTCTTTTCGTGATGCTGCAGATGACTATAAAAAAGTTATGAAACAATTAGAAGATGAAAACTCAGAGTGCGAAAGCAAAGGGACGTAATTTACAAAAGTGGGTTGTTCAACAACTTATAGAAACTTTTGATATACATCCAGAAGATATTAAATCTTGTTCAATGGGAGCAGGAGGTGAAGATGTTGTGATGGCAAGAGCAGCAAGAGAAAAGTTTCCGTTTAGTGTAGAGTGTAAGAACCAAGAGAAACTAAATGTATGGGATGCTTATGAACAAGCAAAAGAAAACTGCAATGGTTATGAACCTATTGTAGTGATGAAAAAGAATCGGAAACAACCTTTAGTTGTCATTGATGCCGAACATTTTATTTCACTATGTTCTAAGATTGGTTATAATAAATAAAAATAAAGATATAGAAAAATGAAATCAACACCTCGCCAAGTCAAAGAAGCAAAGAAAACATATGAAAGAGTGGTTGATCACTTGGTAACAGAGGGATATGCAAAAAATAAAACTGATGCAGACAATATTATTGGAGGAATGAGCGAAGAGTGGTATAATATGATTATTAATAACTAATTTTTTATTTTTTTATTATGGAAACTTTGAATGCTAACGCATATGATATCCCTTTTCCTCATATAATATATGATAATTTTTATAATGAAGAGGAGTTAGATTTAGTTTGGGAAGAACTTAAATTTTATACTAAACCAGGAAAACTTCTTGAACCAAAAGACTTTGGGGGAGTAGTAGATAAAACAAATTCACATGCGATTGCTTTAGATGCTGTTTATATAAACGATATAAAAAATAATGTAAACTACCGAAAACTATCTAATATTTTAACTGTAAATAGAAAATTATTTTTATCAGAGATAATAGAACCTTTTGCTAATATACATGATTGCTGCTCAATTGCATCACAAGCAACTTATGATATTACAAAAATAAGATATTATCACGATGAAGAATATTATGAACCACACATAGATAAAACATTTCAGTTCTTAGCATTTTCATATTTCTATAAAGAACCTAAGAAGTTTGAAGGGGGACAGTTGTATTTTCCTGATTATGATTATGAAGTTCCGTGTACAAATAATTCAATGATAATTTTACCAGGTTGGGTAAGACATGGTGTAAAGAAAATAAGTATTAAAAATTCAGACTATTATGATGGTTGGGGTAGATATTGTATTTCGAGTTTCTTCTGCTGTGCGAATGAGTTGATGATGCAAGTTGCTGGAATTAGTTAAGATACTCCAGTCGCAGTTTGACTTCCAGTAATTGTTCCGTTATTAGTTATATTTACAGTAATACCACTTGTTCTACGGATGGCAGCACCAGACGCACCACCAGTACCACCTTCCCCTGTTACATTATTTTCACCTTCTATACCTCCTGTATGAGTTCCTGATGCACCATTTCCTCCAGAAGATGCGGTTCCATTAGTGCCATCATTGTTATTACCACCTTCTCCACCAGTTCCATTAGAACCTCCTGCACCGCCACCACCACCGTGAGCTTGGTTACTCTCTCCACCATTACCACCATTACCACCAGCACTAGTAGAACCAGTGCCACCACCACCTGCTGAACTACCACCACTTATAATTTCATATTCTGTTATTCTAAATATTCGATTACTAGGAGAATTATCCACTACAGGATTTGCAGTTTCAACACTAGTAGCATCATCGTTTTCAGCAAATAACACATACCTTTTAGTACCAACACCGCCACCACCAACTATAACATCTTCACCATTAGTATTACTACCAACAGTGCTACCACCTTTTTTAAAGGTAAATAAACTACTAATTGATGCAACATCAAATGTTAAAGCAGGACCTGTGCCACCAATTTGTGCAGCAGCAACAGTAATCGTATTATTTACTACGTACCCACTGCCACCAGTAGTAATATTTACAGTAACAGTTTTGTTTGCATCATTAGCAATTACAATAGAAAATGTGGCACCAGTACCAGATCCTTGAGCATTATAAGTAGTAACATTATATGTACCAGCAGTTCTAGTTGAGTCATTAGCACTAACTGTGTCTACAGTTGCAATAATACCCATAGTTTGAAGTACTTGAGATTCTGATCCTGATGTAGTAACATAAAAAGGACTTCCGCTTACTTCTTCATAAAAAGTACCACCGCCACCAGTTCCAGATCCAGCAGTACCAGCTGGTAGTCCTTGACCAGCACCACCGCCACCGCCACCTGCTGCGTATACTGGTCCTGAAAACCATTCTTCTCTTTCTACTTTTCTGTAACCACCGCCACCGCCACCACCATATCCATTAATAATTGATCCATCATTGATAATTGTTGTTCCACTATATTGAATACCCAAAGCACTGCTTCCAGCACTACCGCTAGCACCATCTCTATTACCAGAACCACTACCCTCACCATCACCACTTCCACCATCTCCACCATTTCCTCCTGCACCATATAACGCACCAGAGGAACCGATTTCTACAGTTAAGACTGTTCCTGCGTTCCAACCAGTTCCTGTTCTCACAGCACAATTATTGGTATTTGTATTTGAAGAACCAATTTCTTTGTTAACGTGTATTCGAGTTTTAGTTCCACCTGTAAGTGCTGGAGGATTTCGATATCCACCAATTACATTCCAATTACCTGTTGAGTTTCCTTCTGAAGTTGAACTTTCAGCATATTTTGATTTTGCTACCACTGGTCTGTTTTCTGTTGCCCCAGAATGATAATCAATGATTACATTCAATCTTTTATTATGAAAAGCATCTACGTTTATTGCTCCAGATGTTGGAATACCATCATCTAGTGGTTGATTAAGTAATCCACCTACATCTTTATTAGTAAAAGCAGAATCATCCCTTCTATATTGTCCTAATCTTATTGGAGCAGTAGATGATTCAGCACCAGCAGTTCCGAATTCAGTTCTAATTCCACTAAATGAAATTGGACTTTCTCCTGTAGGTAATACCATTTATCCCCCCAAAGATTCAACTTTGTTATTTAATTCTTTAATTGCTTCGATTAATAATGGAACAAGTTTATCATATCTAACTGCTTTAATACCATTAACTCTTGTTTGTGTTAGACCAGGTAGATTGAGTTTTTCTATTTCTTGTGCGATTATACCAGTATCTTCTCCTTCATGATGAGTTTCTTCATTCCACTTAAAAGTATTACCACTGATTGAATTGACTTTATCAAGAGCATTTGTTATTGGAGTTATATTATTTTTTAGTTTTATGTCTGAAGAATAAAAAGCAGTGATATCATCAGTTACACGCAATTCTCCAGTGATAGCTACGTTACCTGTAGTAACTATTTCAAGACTACCTGTTACATTAATTTTATTAACTCCACTGGAATTATGGGATATTTCGAATTCTCCGTCAGTACCTAACAAGAGTTTGTTAGTATCAAACAATTGCAAATTGCTATTAGTTTGCAATTCTTGTATCTGGTTTGCGGAGCTATTAACTATCAGAGGTATTGGCATTGATATATGAAGACTTTTCTTTTTATTTATGCTATTAAAAATAAAAGAATCTAAATAAGAATGATTTGGTAAATTGAAAATTATTAAAATGTTAGTTATTAAGTGTAAAGTTTGTAATACAGAGTTAAGTAATAAAAGCAAAAAATCTCAATGCTGCGGTTGTCCAAATATGACCAGTATTTTTGATGAGAAGATTACAGCAAAAGACTTGTCAAAAGTTTTGATAGTTAATTCTGGTGTCAAAAAAAGTAAAAGAGATGCTCTAACTGACTCAGAATTGCAATGGCAAGAGCAAAGAAGAATGAGAAAAGTTCGTCGGTTAGATTTTGAAATCCGCTAAATAAAAATACTTAGATCAATAACTTGTTGTGGAGAAATAGACAAGGAGATCATAAGGGAAGATTTTTTTACCAGAATGGATATTCAAAAAGAACTACAAAATGTTCATAAAAAGTTAGAAGATATTGAGAAAAAACAAGAAATGTTAAATCGAATACAAGAATTAGAAAGGATTCGTGAGGAAACCCAAGCAAAGAGACCTACTGGACATTAGGTAAAACTTTGCTATAATATAGATATTAAAAAATACAAATCATGATCAAAGCTTTATTTACAGAATTTCCTGTATCTGATGTTCCTGTAGAGAGGAGTATTAGTCAGGAGAAAATCAAAAAGTATACTTACTCAAAAGCAGAAGTAGATGTGCTCATTGATGCTGCTGTTGAAAAGGCTGTTGCTGAAGCAAGAAGAATTGATGAAGAGTCAATGGCAAAACATAATCGTGATGCTACTGTCATTAGTATGATTCTTGGATTCACAACTCTTGCGTTATTTGTAGATGGTTTGTTAAGAATGTTAGGAATCATTCCACCCTTTATGGAGATTGATATAAACATTTTAGACAAGATAGAAACTGATATTATAGACAGGGTAAAACAAGTTCCTGTACAGAAATTATTTCAACATGGTTTCAGATAATAAAATAACTAAATAAATTGATATATTTGTTTTATTCAATGGATAAGGAACCTAAATTTAAAGTAACTTTTGATGGATGTTATAATTATAAAAAACTTAAGGATGAAGGATTAGTCGATGACAATACAGAAGATGATCCGATAGTTCTTATACACACCACGCATAATGACGGTTGTTAAAGTGTCACAATGATGTTGACTTTAATATTAGTTTGACTTATAATATGTGTG